TCCACGGGGTCGTTACCAGCACTGGCATTTATTATGTCCGAGAAATCGGCTTTAACATCCTCACAATAGATTATGCCTATGATTTCTTCATCCTTCTCAATTATAATAGCACAGTAAATTACTGGTCGTTCTGTGGGGAACTCGTAAATACCATCCGTGGCGGTTTCCTCAAATATTAGTTTCATGGTTTCCAGGTCTGCTACCTTAAAATCAGCTTTCAAGTTAAACTTAATATTACCATAGTTTTTACGCTTAACCGCATTGCGGAGCTGGTAAAGGTCATCCTCGTCTTGGTCTGTGTTAATGGTCACATTCTGGGCAATGTAAAGTTCTCTTTGTTCTACTATGTCAGCGGTCATGGTGCTGCCAGTTTCTGGTGCAGCGGACAGGGTTGCTGTTCCTGTGGATGGTTCCCATGAACTCACGGTGCATTCAACTCCATCATCATAGACGGTCACATCGCTCTTGGTTGAAACAAAATCTTTAGGGTAGCTTTCACGTGGATAGAACGGGCCGTAGGTAGCGGGGTCTATCACAAAATCCTTGAGTACACCGGTTTCTGGTGTTCCACTAGGGGTGATTCCTTCATGTATCACTCCAAACACTATCCCAATATCCTTTCCGGTTAGGGTTGTTTTCGTGCAAATATCAGTATAAGTTGCCATAGTTTAATCCTCTCCATCATTTTCTTTTTCTTCTTTTTTAATAATCTTCTCATCCTTCTTTTGTGGTTTGTCTTTGTCTAATATCTTCTTAACCTGTTTGTCAAGTTCACTACGGCTAATACCTACACGGTATAGGTATGCTTTGATGAAACGTTCTGCCATGTCCTTATCACCTTGTTTAATATACCCGGCAACCTTGCTGGCTAAATACTTCTTATCAGCGTCTTTTTTTAACATAATCTGTTGCACCTCACTTGAATGGTTCTCCTGTTAATAATGAAATTGATTTATCAATAAAAAATTGGATTATATAATCACAGTTAGGCTCTCTTATCACTCTGGGGTTGTCCATATCTGTTAATGGATGGTTCTTGCAAGTGATTGGCCGGTTATGGTAGCAACTGCATCTTCCATTGTCCTGTAAATATTTGCATGGTTTAGTTTTGAAACGGTAATATCCTGGATTGTTAGGTGCTGGTTCTATGTTGCCAGTTATATCCACCACTTTGCTTAACTTGTAAATGTCCTCCATTCGGAGTATTATATTGTATTCCCTGCAACAATAACCACATTGACTGCAATAGCCACTCTCTCCTTTCTTGCTTTTGAGTAGTATTGCTTTTGGTTCTTGTTTATGTGCTTGGTATATTGCGGTTTGACAGGCTACTACAATGTCTTCAAGACTGTATTTATCTCCGTATTCCTGTGCCATGTGCCGGCTTACTATTTCATATGTTTTGTTAAAGTCTTCCAAAAACAAATCCCCCATAATATGTTTTTTATTCTGGCATCCGAGCAATACCAACCTCTAAATTAACCATACAACCAGTACACTTAATAGGCTGTTTGGTTTTGCTTTTAATCGTGAACTGACGACGTAAGATAGGATTACTCCCCGCCAATTCCACACGGAGTCCGGTTTCACCCATATCCGGGTTTTCTTCAATGAATAATGGTATTAACCGTGATAACTCGTTAATACGTTCAACCACACTATCCGTTTCCCCCGGCATCAACACCACTAATCCCGCCTCATGGATTGCCCAGGCGGGTGTGTGCCGTAGGCCTGGTTCTACCCTTTTGGTGTCACCAATACCGAACAATGCTATTAGTCCGCCGTGTAGTGATAGTTTCCCTTCACGTCCATGCAATATTTTACCTTCTGGGAATACTATTTCACTATCATCATCAGTTAGGGTGTATAGTTGTGTGGTGATTGCTGTGGTTGCACCATTCACATCCCAGCCCTTTTTCAGTGTCATTCACTCAGCCACCCTATAAATTCATCACTTAACATTTCCACGTATGATTCGCCCCGTGTTTCTGCACGTTCCATAAAAGGATTACCCTCATATCCGGGGTGGGTTTTGATATACACCCATCCCCCATCAATATTAACCGGACTGTTCAACTCAAAAGGGTCATAACCATTATGAACATGTATTGCGTAATCCACGTGGGGTGATACAAGACGTTCTAACAATCCCGTGTTCTCCGTGTAAATACTCCCCTGCAAATCACCCAGCTTAACAGGAGCCTCATCAGTTGCAAAGCCCTCATACATGTCTGCAATGTCTTCAACAAGGTTAACCATCCGTTCGGGTAATTCCTGGACTTTGCTATCAATATTCTTGATAACATCAGGCACAGAATCAGAAACGTTAATATAAATACTGCCCATCGTTATTCATCCTCTTCGTATTCCTCACTCTCAGGCCCAATAATGCTGAAAATCTTAATCCTTGTCTTAGTATCCACATAGGTGGTGGTGTTCTCATAATCTTCAATAAAACTATCCAAAAATTCTAAACCATTTTTCTCCCATTGTATTGCCGTGGGGGATCTGTTATTCTCATCCTGAAATATAATATCTAATGCACAATAACCAGCTATAAAGTTAGCTGCTTGTATTAATAGGTCATCGTAAGGGTCTGTGGGTGTGTAGTCTGGGATGCGTAATCGTAACGCTCTGTTTATAATGTTATCTGCTTCGGTTATTGCTTCCGGGTATAGGTCGTCATCAGCTTCGTTCTCCCATCGTTTTAGCATGGTTTCTAGTTGTGTGGTGTCTGCATAGGTCCTCCCATAATCACATCCTTCAAGTCATTTAATTCTATTTAAAAAAAAGGTAAAAGTGGGGGGTTTTTTAGTGTTTAAGTTGTGGCTGCGGTCATTTCAGCTACATGGTAATTGCTACCATCACAAGCACATACATATACTTTACCGGACTCGTGGCTGTCTTTGAATATGCCCACAAAACCGGCTCCCATAGTAGCAGCAGCACCAAAAGCACTGATACATTCTGCGTCGGTAGGTGCACCATTGGTATCAGCAGTTGCGTATTTCATAGGTGCTATGCTTACCACTGCATCGAATGTACCGTTACTGTCTACTTTAGCCACTTCTGATTCGTCACTATCAATGAATGAAACCTTATTAGCGGCGGCGTTGTCACCCATCTCTACGGTAATGTCCTTACCACTGGCACTTTCAATGGCTAAATCCTTACTGGCTGTGGTTTATAGTGTGGTTACTGCCACCTCACCCACTGCTAGGGTTGATGCACTTATTTGGTTGGTTTCCATGAACTCTCGGAGCTTTTTAACTTCCTGTTGTAAACTTGTCATATACTTATTCCTCCAATTCCTTAAAAAAAAGGGTAATACCATCAAAATATTATTATTAGGATGATGGGTATTCGACTTCTTCTGGGAAGGCGATACTGATGGCTTTCTCGTTAACAAAGTCCTGGTCAATCTCCATACCTAACACAAAGTCAGTACGTCGTGATTTAGGCACCCTGTCACGTTCAATGGTAATATCCTCAAACACACCATATACGAGGTTATCGGGCTGTACGAGTATGCAAGGTCTTCCCATGTGTTCAACACCCTCTGCACTGTTAAGGACTGGAGCGTATTTTACTGGTATTCCTTTGTAAGTTAACTCACCATTGCCTGCGAGGACAGCGTCACCGAGGCCGGTTTCACGTGTGGCTAATTCGGTTCTGAATCCATCGTACTCTTCCCATGCACAGTATAACCTTAACATGGATGGCTGGTTGAAATATTCTTTTGGATAAGCTTTGATCATAGCATCAAACATTGCCATGTACCCATCCTCGGATAAGTCAAAGTCAGTGCCAGACCCACCATCAAATAATAATTGTCCACTGTCAGCCTTGGCAATCCCCCCTTCCTGTGATTTCATAACAGTATCATAGGCGGATATTCCAGTGTCACCAAATACGGCTTGTTCTTCCCAGTCTATCCCGGCCTGTTCTGCGAACATGGACACTAGGGTTGATTCAAAGCCACTCTGTTCAAGTGTTCTGCGAAGTGCATTATCGGATATACCGGTGAGTGCTACGAATTCCTTAGCGGTTAGCACATTCTGGCTGAATGTGGGGGCGTCACTGGTTGATATTGCGGTGTTCTCTGCAACATACTGTAAGATACGTGATCCGAATCCAACACGGTCAATGTTATACACTTGAGTGTTCATAACGATACGTCGTGCTTCAGATAGGATAGTCCGGTTCTGTGTTGCTTCCTGTATGTACTGGTTGAAGTATTCAGGCTGTAACACGGATGATCCGAGTTGTGATACATCTACAATGGTTTTAAGTGCCATATCGGTTAAGTAGTCTAAATTCTGGTTGTCAGTCATTCTATAATTCCTCCATCATAATCATTAATTATATGTCTTAAATTTTACGTCCGAAGGCGTCACGGTCTTCAAATGCACCTTTAACCACACGGGGTGTTGGTGCTGGTTTGTCCTCGCCTTTAATGCTCTGCTGGACTGGTTTGCCTAGTTTTTCTTCAAGGTCATCTATCCTTTTCAGTGCTTCGGCTAATTGTCTCTCCGCTTCGGAAGGTTCTGGGTCTTCATCCCCTTCCGGTTTTGGTTTTGCTTCTGCTTTTAGGGCTTCAATATCATCATGCACTGGTTTAAGTGCTTCTTTAATAGTTTTTGCTACCATCTTTTCCATTTCATCTTTATCCATGTCAATGTCCTCCTTAATACTTTCATCACTTGTTATAATCTGCCTCTCAGTTTCAGCAATATTCATCAGTCGCTGGACTTCATCAAAACCGACTTTAATACTGTCAAATGCTTTGGTTATTTTACCTCGTGTTGCGTTGCTAATTCTACGACCCGCCTTTGCAGCTGCGCCTTCCTGTTTGATACTGGTAAATATGGCATCATACACACAGGGGGCGTCTACTATGCTGATGGTGAGTGGTACGGGGTCATCCAAATCTGCTATCAATGTCCTTTTACTGGCTAATATTGTTTCAGCATCACTGCGGGATACGTACATTGCACTGAAACCCCTGTACACTCCACTTTCTATGTTCTGCCATGTGTTATCGTCTGTTACTTTCACTGTTGCCATCCACGTGCCCGATGGCAGGGTTACTGTTTCTCCGTTGATGTTGGTGAGTGTGGTTGCTTCTTTGAGTGTCCAGTTTTCCACTGTTTCGCCAATGGTTTCTCCGGTACGTCCGTAGACGTGCATCTGGTCTGCCATACGGCTTTTGGTGTTGTATTCGTGTGCCATTGCCTCGATTTCGTCTGGTGTTAATAGTTTCTCCCCAGCACTGAAATCACAGTCTGGGCAGTTGGGTATGGCTACTGGGCCGGTTACTAATCTTTTTTTGTCTTGTTTGATTGTGAATATGGTACGGTCTGTCATGATCAACCTCCAAAAAAAAAATATTGAATTAAAAATAATAATAATCGTTTATTCGTCTTCATCACGTGGATTGCTAGTGTCACTAGCCACATCACTTGCTAGGCCCTCACTACGGAAGAAACTGGCACTACAACGGCAGTTAGGATGCAAAGGGGGGAGCATGTCCTCATCTTCTGCCACGTGGAACACGTTACCATCGTAAACCTCATAACATTCATCGCAACAATCACCTGCACTGGCTACAATGAAATATTCCTTACCTTTATCCTCTGCCTTCAATAATTCAGCTTGGCTACGGGCGTGGACTGTTTCAGTACGTCCTATTACCTCGGCCCGGTTACGTGATAGGCTGTCTATCTGTTTTGTCATCTCATCCCGTGCATACCGCATACCCTTACCATTATTAATCGATTCCTCTAGGATGCTCCTCATCTGGCTCTGGGCATCAGTA